TTCCTTGTAAAATCCATTTTTCAACAGGAACTCCAGTTGGATCAAGCATCTCCAAATCAACATCTTGTTTATACCCCGCAGCATAACCCATACGACCTGTTACAGATTCAGCACAAAGGCGAACCCATTCCATTAAAGCTTGTGCTGCAGACGGACCTATTGGGTCTCTAAATTTAACTTGTATTGGATCCCAATTAAATCTACCAGCAACAAATGTTGATGTATTTAGAAAAGGTATTTCTGTGGAATTTATCTTGATTGATGGTCTGGAAGCAGTTTCTACAAACCATTCATTAATACCCAAACTTGATGGAAATCTCAAGATGAACCTGTTCTGTCTTTTTGGTTCATAGGGTATGGGCATTTTCATTAGTAAATCAGCCATTTTATTTTAATTTTTTTTTCAGTTTATTTTTATTATAAATATCATTCACTTTTGTTTTTTTTAATATTTTTTCTTTACTCCTCCTGCAGTTGAATAAGTTTGTAAAATATTTTCAGGGTCTTTTTCAAAATGCTTTTTCATACTCTCCACATTTCTAATGTCATCATCAGAAAATCCTATGGTTGGTTCGGGAATAAAATTGTTGCTGACATCGTTCTTTAAAAAAGCTTTTTTTCCAATTTCACTTGAAATTTGTTTTATGTAAGAAATAAATTCTTTCATTGCTTTTATTTTTCCTTCTTCAGGATTTGTTGCCGAACCTTCACCATAAGTAACAGGATAAAATCTACATAAATCCAAATATTCATTTAAAATCTCTATTTTATCTTGAGACCCTTGGTATCCAGCCATATCTCTATATTTCTCTAAATTCCTAATTAACTCTGTAAAAGAAATACCATCTCTATTTGACAATATAATATTATAACAAGCCTCCCTTAATACGGATGGAGTATGTCCTCTTGCTGTGATAATTGCAAATATTGACCCGTTATTAATCGCCTCAACAAAATCAGGCCAAGCAGGACCAACAGGTGCAACCATACTGTCAATTATAAATTTTTTATCTCCATTAACACCGAAGTTTCTAAATGGATTTTCACCAAAACCAACTATAATCTCACTTTCATATTTAAATTCTTCATTACCTATTTTGGTTCTAAAATGCGCAAAATCATCAGTTGACATTCCAACTTCATCTCCGCTTTTAGTTTTAAGAATAATTTTTGTTGGCATATTCATAATATTATCATCCCAATCAAAAGCGTAATACTTCATATCAGGAGTTCCCTCGTCTGTTATACCTTCAAATATTTTTCTTCTTATCATTTTGTTAATTTGTTAATTAATCTCTCTAACTGAGATTCGGAAACAACAATTGATTTTGGTTTTTTCTTGGTTGTTTCATTTATTTTTTTTGGTTGCTTAGGTTTCATAATTTTTTTATATATAAATATTAGAACTTTATAAAAAACAAATCCCCCCTAAAAAAATAGGAGGGATTTGTTAATTTTATTTAAAAACGATTATATGTTTTCAAATGAAGCACCTGTCGGTGTAATATAGAATGTGATATCTATGAATTCCAAAGATTTTGTTGGTTTGATATAAATAGATCCTACCAATCTATTATTATCCAAATCTTCAACAGAATTAGATACTGTCACTCTAAAGTCATAAAGACCTCTATCTCTTCTAATTGAATCCAAGATAGGATTAACTGCGTCAAGGAATTGTTGTCTCACAATTGCATCGTTTTGTTCAAATAACAATCTAACTGCAACTGCTGATATTAATTTACGAGCTTGTAACAACAATCTTCTTACGTTAATTCTATCAAGTGCTGATTGTTTAATTTGTAGAGTTTTGTTACCCCAAATTACAGTACCTACATCTGAGAAAGTAGCAATAGGATTGATTCTTCCTTCATATAAAACATCTCTATCAGTTTGAGATAATTTCTTTCTTGCTTTAACTGAATTAACAAGACCTCTTGTATAACCTGCGGTTGCAAACCAAGGGAATGCTACGTTATCAGTTAATGCCAAGTTTCTTGTAACCTCAGCTGTTGGTGGAATGTAAATTTGTGTGTTATTCACATTATCTCTTGTTAATAACCAAGGATAATATGTCGCCGTATAATTTGAATCAATATCAGAATTATTTAAGTTGTCAATCGCATCTTCAGGTAATATCTGATCAGATTCAAACGATGTTGTTGGTACAAATAAATTGTAGTCAGGAGTTGTAACAATATAAATTGAGTCAGCTCTGTCAAGTTCGACCATATTAATTGTTTGTTCAACCAATTTAGGATTATTAACATAATCAATACCTGGTGTTACAAACACATTGATATTAACAGCTTCAGGGTTTGCAAATGTTTGAATACCTAAAAGGTACGCATAATAATCGGTGTTTGCCCAATCAACCTCATTTTGGTTAATTGTTATATTTCTGAACAATCCTTGCCCTGTTGAGGTAGGGTATCTGTCAGATTGACATGCTCCTTTTCTATATCCTCTTCCTCCAAGTATAAATGAATCATCATTTGTTCTATATTCTCTATAGATATCCCAACCGTCAAATCCACCGTATGGTAATACTGTGAATTTTCTTGCTGTCGGTCTATAATAAGGGTTTTCTTGTGATTCAGGATCTGATTGGAAACTCGCAACACCTACTTCAAACGCTACTGTTCCGCTTGTCACATATTCATTTGATATTGTAACACCAGTCGCATCCTTATCCATATGGAAGCCTTTTGTTAAATATTCCCATGAATTGAATTCATTTGTTGTGCAATAATCTGAAACTGATTTTTTTCCTTTATAGCCCAAAAAGTCAGAGTCAATTCCAATTTTATCTGAGAAACCTAAGTAAGTTCTTCTTACATTGTCCCCTGAAGAGGTAATTGATACTCCCGCACCTAATGGTGTTCCAAAAGGAGGATTATAAACAACTTCGCCTGGGAAATTGTAACTTGTTTTATAAATCGCAAACGGAGGTTCTGCCCCTGAATATTCTCTCATAACATAACCTTCAAAACCACAAGGTAATGCGTCAGCCGGAGCGTCAGGGTTCATTTTTACCATTATGAATTTAGAGATCAATTTATACTCACCGTCAGATGTTCCTATTTTTTGAGCGACATAATTATTTAAAGTCGGATCCAAAGAACAATTTGTAAATTTCTCAATTACAACTGGATTAGAATCTGTATCAAAATAATCTCTTACTAATACATCAAATGTACCATTTTCAAATGACATATTTGCCAATGAAATTTTAACTTGTGTGTTAGCCTCTGATCCATCAGAAATAAGAACAAACTTAAATAATTGATAAACTGTATTACCCCTTAATTCAGAAACAACCCAAGGTGTTTCAGGTGTTTGATATCGTTCTAAATAGTTAGCTATAGATGATGTAGCGTTGTTTCTTGCACTGTCAAGTTCTATTAAATCACAACTAAGACCTCTAATATATCCTTTGTTGTAAGCCCATCTTAACATGTTTGAATAACGTTCTTCAACAAACAAAGGAACTTCAGTTCTTGGTTTTTCAAAGTTTGTCGTACCAAATACTTTTGTTATAAAGTTTGTATTTGTCGCGTCCATTGACGTTTCAAATTCAAATGTTTGATTTGTTCTTGTAATACCCGAAATTTTAAAAGTTGAAAACGGATTTTTCGTAACTGCCGAGTAAGATCCTGAGCAGACCATGTTAACTCCTGTTGTTGCAGAAACTTGATAAACGGGACCATTATCTGAAGTATATGTTGCAATACCTCTTGATCTTAATGTTGATACTACAACATTGTCATATTCTGTAAATGATGTCCCTGAAAATCCTTGTATAAACGCTTGATAATATCCCGTATAATAAGTACTTTGTTTACTAAACGAACCAGGCGCTTGTGTTTGGTTAATATAAAAAGAAAATCCATAGTAATTACCATTTGTATTTGTAAAATTTGAATAATACCAAGGATCGTTTGTTGGATCGCTTAATGTATTTGCCGAAAGTGGAATTCCTGGAACACCGAACACGTTTGTAGTTGCGGTAAGACCAGTTGATAAATTTGTCGCGTAATCACTATTTTGAATAGATCCAAAATAATATATATGTGGTTGGTTATCATAAGCCGGAACTCCTCCATCTATTGCGGTTTGAACTAATTCTTGTAAAAAACTTACAATATCTTCTCTGAAAGTTGATACACTACCGTCAAATTTTTGATATGGTAAATCTAAATTATTATCAATCTCAAGGAATCCTGTAGGATCAAAAACGTAATCAAACTGAGTGGCCGAACTAAATGATAGAGTGTCCCCAATTGCACTAAAACTTATTTGTGGGTTACCTGGAGCAGACAATGTTGTTCCTGTTGCCGCTATTGTTGATGGGTCAACATTTGCAATTGTTTTTATTGACCAAGACGGTCCGGCATCATAACCTGATAGACCCAATATCCTTGTTACGAATAATTGATTTGATTGTTGTAAATATGATTTTGCGATATATGCCGCCTCATATTTTGGAATTTGTGTATTAACAAATTTTTCAGGAGAGGTATCCCCGAACATTGATATAAACTCATCGTAACTAGAAATGAATATAGGTTCAAAAGCAGGACCTTTTAAGGTCTCACCAACTATACCCAATGTTGTAACACCAACACTAGATGCAACAAAACTCAGATCAACTTCGGATGTATAAACACCTGGTGAAACGAATACTTTACTGTTTGCCATTTTTGTTTTTTTATTAAGATTTATTTTTTTATTGATAAATATTATGAGTTTTATCAAAAACTTTACTTGATATAAAATATTTATATTTTAGGGAGAATAAATTCTTCCTTTATTATCTTATGGATTCTAAGGACACAGAAATAAAGAATTTAAAGATTTCAAAAGAGGTTCATGATATTTTAAAACGATATTGTGAAAAAAGAGGTATAAAAATTTATCGTTTTTTGGAATCTTTAATTCGTGAAAAGTGTATTGAAAAAAAGGATATATACGGAGAAAATTAATTATACCCCTTATATATTATTTGAGAAGATTGCAAATTGTCGTCTTTGACAACTTCAATTCTTACAAAATCGTTTTTGCTTATTTGCAAACTTTTTAAGTTTGACCCATAATATAAGTTATTCAAAAAAACATCAAAACTTTGCACATTATTTTGTGATAACAACTCCAAATAATTTGATTGATTAAATGGTATTGTCTGAGTTGTTGTACCCGTTTCAAATACAAAATTTATATTTTGACCTACAGGTTGAGTTTCAGTTCCTATTTCTTTTATTTTTTTCTGTCTTGATTCAGTTTCAAATACAGTTAAAGATCTATTAATCGCAGGACTTACAATAAACTCGTCTTCATCAATTAAAAATCCTAAAACAAAAAATTCATAGCTTTGCACATAATACTTTCTTTTATCAATATCAGATACCGATTCGTCTGTTACATTATTCCATATAATAGGTATATAATGTCCTTTTACTACCATATAAGATTGTCTTGACGCAAACTTTTCCAATACAACTTGATTGAATTTATTTAATTCTCGCATTCTGTTGCAGATAATTTTAACTTGGTAAGTTATATCAACAGGTATAGGTTGAGGTATTTTATATACGTCAGCACCTATTTTATCCCCATCCCATTTTGGTACGGTCGCATAAAAATATTGTCTTCTATTTGGTATGTTATATCTTAATGCCGGATTTGTACCGAATTTAACTTCTGGTGTTCTAACAGTTGTCACAAAAGGAGGTTTAACATTAAAATCAGAATCAACAAAATTCCAAGTTTCGGTGAATTGTACCCAATTTTGTGTGGTTATAATAATATCAACAGATGGTACGATTTTACCATCAGTAGATAATTGAAGGTCGTCTTTAACAAAATCCAAAAAACCTCTATCCAAATCTGCATGTAAAATAGATTTCGGTAAAAATGTACCATCTTGATTTATTTTTTCAAGTAACTCTTCTCTTCTCGGATAAAGAGTTTTTGAATACGTGAGTGGCAAATATTTTTTTATTTTTTTTGGAAAACCCATATTATAATCCTCTAAATTCGTTATCCGTTACTGGCGCAGCTAATATGGTTCTATAAAAAGATTTATAACCCCCATATGTGTGTTTATTATCTGAAGTTACACGACCATCATCAATAACAGAATAATATCTAACCTTTGTTTCAGTTTCATAATACCCAATATAATCTCCAAAAGCGATATCAATACCTAACTCCTCTAAGTGTTTAATATAAACAGATATTCTAATATTTCCCGGTTCAGTTTGTTCTATTTTTGAAGTACCTAATGTTTTTGTTGTTGGCGCTTGAACTTGGACAAAAGCTTTAAATTCTACAGGCGTTTCAAACTGTATTCCGTCTTTTTGCGTTTCCCCATAAACATCATCTTTTTTTGTTTTAACTCTATTGACACGATATAGCACTAATGTAAAATTCATATCACCTTCTAACCATTCGGAACCCATATCGATATCCAAATCATAATCTTCCGATCCGAAAAATTTGCCTAATCTTGTTATTGGGACTTTCTTTGCCATAATATTGATAAATATTTACAAATCACTTATTTTTATGTTCAAAACTAGTTTTTTTGGAAAACCTATTATCAATCGAACAAAAGGCTTTAGAAATTTTATCCACATATGATGGAGGTAATAATTTTATATTAAGGTTAAAACAGCAACAATTAAATAATAAAAAGTTTTTTCCGACAAGAACTCAATCTGATTATATAATAACTTACCATAATGAAAAACCAAAGGTTGCCAAAAAGTGGGTTGATTTGGATCCATATTTTGCAAAGAAAATCGCCGATGAAAAATTGTTCAGAGAAATACCCGACAAGGTTTATGTTGAGAAGTTATTAGTTGAAAAAGAAAAATCTTACCATATATGGGGTAAATTTTTTGAAAACGACAGTATGGTCGATTTTTGGTTACCTAAAGGAGCACTGATTAAGACCCATACGGTAGAAAAGGTTGATATTGATTATTCAAAGTATTCTCATAGACCCCCACTTTCACATCAAAAAGAGGCAATTGAGAAACTTGCGGGAAGTAAAAGGTTTATATTGGCTGATGATATGGGTTTGGGAAAGACGACTAGCACAATAATAGCCGCTTTGGAATCGAAGTCCAAAAAGGTTTTGATTATATGTCCAGCGTCACTTAAAATAAATTGGTTAAGGGAGATTGAGAATTACACAGATAAATCCATTTATATATGTGAAGGTAAAAATTTTTCATCCGATCAAGATTTTGTTATTGTAAATTACGATATAATAAAAAACTTTCACGATATAAAAGACAAAGAAAATTCTCAGATATTAAAGGCAAATTTTGATTTAATAATTATAGATGAGGGCCATTATATTAAAAATTCTCAAGCCCAACGCACCAAATTAATTAATGATTTTGCAAAAAAAACTAACAGTTTATGGTTATTAACAGGGACTCCAATTACATCTCGTCCGATTGATTATTTTAATTTATTGTCTTTAATTGAATCTCCCGTTGCACAGAATTGGATGGCATATGTCATTCGTTTTTGTGAGGGATATCAATTTAGAGCAGGAAAAAGAAAGGTTTGGAACGTTAATGGGGCGTCCAATTTGGATGAACTTCGTGAGAGAACTTCAAAACAAATATTAAGAAGATTAAAAACTGATGTGTTAGATTTACCTGAAAAAATAATCAATCCAATTTATCTAAGATTAAAGTCAAAAGAATATGAAAACCTCATGGGTGAGTATTACAATTGGTATAAAGACAATAAAGAGGAGTCATCTTCTTTAACTGTTCAATTTTCAAAATTAATGAAAGTAAGACAAGTAATTGCCGAAGAAAAAGTATCTCAAACAATTGAACTAGCCGAGAACATTTTAGAACAAGGAAAAAAAGTTATCATATTTTCAAACTTCACGGAACCTTTAAAAAAAATATACGAGCATTTTGGAAAATCTGCCGTATATTTGGATGGTTCGACTACAAAACCCGCAAGACAAAAGGCGGTGGATGATTTTCAAGACAATGAAAAGGTTAAAGTTTTTTGTGGAAATATTAAAGCCGCAGGTGTTGGTATTACTTTAACATCTGCCGAGGTGGTTATCTTTAACGACCTATCTTTTGTTCCTTCGGATCATTCGCAAGCCGAGGATAGAGCATATCGTTATGGTCAAAAAAATAGTGTATTAGTTTATTATCCTTTGTTTGAAAACACAATTGAAGGTGCTATATATGACATCCTAATACGTAAGAAGGGCATATTTGAAACCGTAATGGGGGACAACTTAGATAGGGGGTCAGTGGCTGAACTAATTTTGAATTCGATTAATTCAGTGGGTTAAATCGGAATCGTAAGATATTTATCTATACGAATATTAAATTAAATGATGAAAAAACTTCAAGAGAGAGTAGAAAAAATAGCCAATCAGATAAAAAACTTAGAGACAAGGGATAATGAAAAATTGTTTATAAATGAAATGAAAAGAATTGGTATTGAAAAATTACCATATTCATATTCAGCCTTAAAACAATTCATAGACCCCGAAACAATGTCTTACCACTATAACGGACATTACAAAACATATGTTGATAAACTAAACGACGCTTTAAGTAAAAAAGATTATGGTGATGTTGAATTAGAAGAAATTATCAGATCCATCGGCAAATATAATAAAACAATAAGAAATAATGCGGGCGGAGCGTTTAACCACGCTCTTTTTTGGAAGATGTTATCTCCAACTGAACAGAAGTGTTCAGGTGCAATTTACGACAGAATAAAAAAAGATTTTCATAATTTTTTAGGATTTAAACAAGAATTTACAGAAAAGGCGAAAAAATATTTTGGATCTGGTTGGATTTGGTTAATTTTAACGAAATCAGGAAGTTTAAAAATTATGACAACCCAAAATCAGGATAATCCTCTTATGAATATTGTAAGAAACGGTGGTTATCCTTTATTGGGGTTAGATTTATGGGAACATGCATATTATTTACGATACAAAAACAAAAGAGATCAGTACATTAAAAATTTCTTCAAAGCAATTAATTGGAATTTTGTAAATAAAATGTATAATATGAGAATAAGTAGAAAGTTAAATGAATCAAATATTACAAAAAAAATAATATCAGAAGGTGTTAGCGAATCTTGCTCAAAACAAGAAAACGAAGCTTATCGCTCAATTTTTAACATGAACCCCAATATTAAAGAAATCTACAAAAATGCCATTCAATCCGCATTAAAAGAAGTATTTTCAGATAGGTATTATGAAAAGGATGAATATAAAGATGGGGAAATGTCAGGTATCTATGATTTAGAGTCTGAAGGTAGATCAGTGATTAATTACTTAAACACAAATTACAATGGATTTTGTATATTGGTTAATGATATTAATAAATTATTAAAATCACAAAATGAGAAACCATTAGAATTTATTGGTTCTTCTCCGAAAAAACAAATCGATGAAGTAAAAAGAATGTCATCAATAATTGACCAATTTAAATATAGAATTTTTTCAACCAAATCTAAAACATTCAAAAATTTAATATCAACGTTAGGTGTTACAAATAAATTTGGAAATAAAGTTGAAGATCAAACGATTGTGATGCTAAAACAAATGTTTGGAGATCAGAATGTTAAAAAAATTGCAAGATTGGGGAGTTCAGAAGATATGTTAGGTGGGGTGGATGCTGAGGTTATGATTGATGGAAAAAAACACACCGTACAAATAAAACCTTATTCCAATTATGAGGAGGATGATAAAAATTTCATTATCTTTGGGACTGCAAATGTCAAACCTTATAAAACTGATTGGTTGATATTTACTAATAACAAGAAAATGTTGGTATTTGATAATTCTAAAACAAAAATTGTCGATGGGAATTATACCATACCAAAAGAAACTTTGATAAAAAGAATAAGCTAGCATGAAAATAATAATTTCCGAATCTCAATTTTTGAAACTCAAAGAAAACCAAAAAGAACTTTTGGGAATGTTTGAACAAAGTTATCTTACACTTCTTTGTAAGAAGACTAGTAGGATGCAAAATAGTCCAGCTTGTAGATTGCTAGAATTAAAAAATTCATTATCAAGTGATAATTTGAAAAATGATTTGGAAAAGAGTGTAGGGGTTTTATATAATTTCTTCAAAAGAAGAACTGTAGGTATTTTTCCTAAAATTTTAGAACTATCTTTAGAATATCCAGATAGAACTATCAACTTTTTAAAGCTTATTGCTGACTTCATCTCCAATCCTCAGTTTGATAATGATGAAACTAAAAAAAGGTTATTGCGTCTAAAAAATATTAATACGACACCTGATGATGTTGAGGAACTATTAACTAAGGTGAGGGAAAAAGAATATTCGCAATATGAGAAGGAATTTGAAGGTGATTATTTTAAACTTACAAGAACAAAATTATCTTTAAATTATAAGTGCGGAGATGAAATTGACCAATCTTTTTTAGAAAAAGTTGAGAATTTCAAAGGAACTGGCGGTAGAGATTTCAAAAACCTTTTAAATAAGATTAAAAGTTGTATCTTAGAATCTTTGAATAATCCTCGTGTTATAAAATCTGATGTTAAATCATCAAAACCATTATATGTAATTGAGGATGATCGGAAGGTTGAAGTTTTTCCTGCCGGATCAAATTTCGAAATTAAGAAGATGGACGCAGAAATTGATAGTTACCTATCTGAATTTTTTTCAATATTTAAAAACAAGGATTTGAGTCATTTAAAGCCTACACATTTATCACTTTATAACACTGTTATTTATGGTATTTATATGTGGATAGAAAGAGCAGGTAAAAAATATTTGAATAATTTAAAATCAAACTTGGCAGGTATAATTTTTGAAAATTATCTTATTGTACCTACAAAATATATAGAATTTTATTGGTCTAATTTAGGTCAAAGGGGTTGTAAAGAATTAAGACTTTCAATAAGATTCAGAATCAAACCTGAATATAACGGTCAAAAGATTGAAACATATATCTTTAATAGAGAAAGTGATGTATTAGAGAAAAAAGATTATACTGTATCTTCTGAAAACGTTACATATAAAGTTTGTTAGATATTTATATGTAAAAGAAAATTATGGCAGTCATACCCGAACCTGATAGAACAAAACTTTATACACAAGTAAAGCATTTACTTGGGGCTCCTCTAAGATCAATTGAGATTGTTGATGAGCAAATGGACACATTACTTGAATTTTCTATTCAAGATTACGCTCAGTATGTTCAAGATTGGTTAATAGAATCACAATGGACATCATTGTATAATTTAAATTTGGACACTCAATCATTATCAAGAGCTTTTATAACAAAAAGTTTGGATTGGGAAACAAGATACTCTTACGCATATTCTAAAATTGTTGGATTACAAAATAGTGGTGATTGGGTTTTAAAAAAGGACTTCATACAGTTAGAGAAGGGTAAACAAATATACGAAATTCCGGCAGGTCGTGAAATAAACGAACTATTGTGGTTTACACCATCCACTTTAAATAACATATTTTTTGACCCTTGGTCTTTCGGTGGTATTGGCGCTGGCGGTTTAGGTGGCGCGGGCGGATTTGCTCAAATGGGTACTACGGTTGGTTCATATTTTATGATGCCAGCTTTTGATATGTTACTTCGTATGCAACAAGTAAACATTCAAAGAAGAATTATTGCAGGTGATTTGACCTATAGAGTGACCGCATTACCTGACGGTAAAAAAGCAATTCACTTAATGCAAACGCCAGGTGGTAAATTCGACTTTGGTAATGCACAAATGATGCAGGGTCAAGTTTGGTATTGGTATTATGATACTGAAGGTGCCGATAGAAATTCATGTTTGAAAGATAATCCTGACATTATAAAATTACCATCTGATGTTCCTTTTGACGAGCTAGCTTGGGTTGATTTAAACAATCCTGCTAGACAGTGGGTTAGAAGATGGTTTGTTGCATATGTTAAAGAAACATTATCAAGGGTAAGAGGAAAGTATAGTGGAAATCTTAAAACTCCTGATTCTGAACTTACATTAGATTATACTTCTTTAGCAACAGAAGCTAAGGATGAAAAAACTAAATTGATTGAAGAACTTATAGGTGCTGAGGGTAGATTAACTAGATTAAAACCTGAAAAGGTTATGGAAAGAGAAGCGTTAATTGCTGAAAACCTAAATAAACAAATGAAGTTTAGAGCTTTCCCAAGACAAATTTATGTAATATAATATGGCAATAATTCGTTCAATACCATCAGAAAAAGTTATTGGTGGTAGAATAATAAAATCTTCAGAAATTGTTATAGTTTCTGAACCGGAATATACATCAAATGGGGAGGGTCTGATAATTTTAAAGGATATCGATTTTTGTAAAGTTAAATTAAATCATTTAGCAACTGACCACGTAAGAATAAAATCTTTAACGAATACTTTAATTATACCCGATATAGGTAGATTCGATGAAAAGTATGACGAACTTTCTATCAATTCTGATGCTTGTGTCGAATTTTACTTTGCCCAAGGGAATTGGTACATAACATCAAGTGATGGATTAAAAATGTCTTAGACAAACTCTTCCCAACCCTCTTCGGCTAACTCATACATATAATCAGGTTCAAGTCCTCTTTTTTCCCAATACTTAACTTCGGGTTCAGAAATAGTTAAAACTTCCTCTAATGAATCTTGGTCACCCTCTTCAAATGGAACTCCGTTAATTAATTCACACTGTTCTTTTGTAAATAATCCACGACTTTCAGGGTCGGTAACTAAAAGTCCATCTCTTACTTCTTGTTTAAACACTACAAGTAATGGCTCAATTCTTTTATTGAAAACACTAATCGCTCTTGGAACATTGTATTCACCTTTTAAATTTGGATTATTCTCCAATTCTTGTTGGTCTAGCATATAACAATTTAGTTTGACGTGTGATTCCATCATCTCCAATGGAATTTTACCATAACCTTCCATCATATTATCCAAATCTTCTTGTGTCCAACCTTTCTTTGGTTTGTTTACTTTTTGAACATCTCCGTGAGAAGCCTTTACACCATTATTAACATAATAAATAACATCACCAAGATTTACTTTAATCTTGTTTTTAAGTGCAAGTTCCATATGTGCCATTCTTGACATCGCATTTCCCGCCTTTGTTTTTTCATTACATCTTTTTTCGTAATCAGTCAACGACAATTTTACTTTTGCACGTTGAGCGATTTTCATAAGTGGAATTTCTTGGTCAAATATTTTTTGTAAATATTCGTAATACCACTCAACAAACTCTTGTCCTTTACCTTCCAACAACATTTTGATTCCTTTATCCAAAAAATCCTCAATATATAGTGGTAGTTTCTTTGACTTAATTGTATTTCCTGTAAGTTTGATTTTACCTTTGTCGGTCATTAAAGCATAGTTTTTTCTTGCCAAGTTAATACACGAAGGCCAAGTTCCATCTGTATCTAACGCCATTTCACCTTTCATAAACATATCGTTAAATTCGGCAACATCAGCATCCGCACCTTTATATTCCTTACCTTGTTTAACTTTCCAATTATTTCCTTTACCGATATAAGTTCTTTCATCACATCCTTCAGGTTTTGAAAAGTTGACACCGTCCGTATCCATTACAAGAGGATTGTAACCCTTGTTCATAAAAAACTTAATCATCATTCGTAGATACTGTCTTCCTGTACAAGTTATTTGTTCACCCATATACATATCTCCCCAATGAAATACTTGTGGTGCCGATAACGCCCCGAACATTGAGTTGATAAAAATCTTAATCGGTAATTGTTTTCTATCGTATGATAAAGATTTTTTCTTATCGGTTTTTTCATATTCACCGGCTAGATTCTTATACAAAATACGAGTATCTCTGAAATACTTTAACATCGCTTTCATACCTTGTAATACATCACATTCAGGAAATACATCGTGAACAAGTTGTATGGATGGGTATAGTGATGAAAAGTCGAGTTTTAATACGTCTTTTGAGTATCCTACTTTAAGTAATCTTGACAGACCTCCTACAAAATCTTGTTTTGATTGTTTCTCAGGGATTGCTAATTTGTATTTATATGACCACGCTAACATCAACATTTTCCACAACGTTGCGGTCCCCATAGTAGATACCCTTTCATATGTAGTTGGTACCATTGATGCAAGTAGGAATGTTCCTTGGTTGAATTCATCATCAACCAAAAGTGTCTCCTCTAAGTCATCGTCAAGATATCTCTCAACAATTTCATCACCTTTAACTTTTATATATGTACCAGGAAAACGTGTGTCCAAGTTCTCAAACGCAGGGTTGTCGGCCTTTTTATACTTACCATTTTTTATATTAAGCCAAAATTCTTCTTTATTTGCGTACATTGAACCAATTTTATCGTGGTCAATATATACTCGGTCATCGGCTTCAGCTTCAATATATTGGGTAATATATTTAAGACCTGCGGATTTAATATTTGAGTTAATAGCTTGAGCCCTTCTTACCGAATGCAAAATGTCAATAATATTATACCCCCACATTCCGACTTGATTATACTTCTCAATCTCGTTTGCGAGCTTTAATAAATTTTCTTTTTGAGAAATATTATAATTTGGATTTAATGTTTTGCAAGTTTTTTTGACATCAATGTTTAATACTTTACATCTTTCAAATATCCAAAACCAGTCAAAGTTAAATGAGTTATATCCACCAATAATTGATGGTTTTATTTGGTCAATGGTATTGAAAAACTCAATTAGACCGTCTCTTTCTTGTTCTAAAGTTGCACATTCAATTACCTTTTGAAACCCCTTATTTGTTTTAATTCCAATCATAAAGATACGACCGTCCTTGGGTTCCAAAGAGGTCGTCTCCAAGTCGAATACCAACCTTGTAATATCGTTATATTCTTCAAAACCTTTAAACAATCTTTTTTCTTTTGATATAAGATATTGCTCAACAGGTGGCAAAATTAAAATAAGGTCTTTTGTTTTTTCTCCCCAAGGATCAATTCCACCATCTCTGAAAAACTGGATAAGTGATCTATAACCTTTAAGAGATTTTACCATATATTTTAGTCCTCTTTCCAAACGGTCATTACCTTTTGTTTCCAATTTTTCAATAACGATACCATATTTGGACATCGCCTCTTTTTGCAATCCTTTTGATGATTTGTAAAAATTTTGGTCTTTTAGATCACCAACCCACGCAAAAGAAATAAAACTTTCTTTTTGGATTATTTTACCTTTTATTGGATCTTCTTTAATTTTGAATATGGAATCCGATGCGTAGTCAAATTCTACAGCTACGATATATTGCTCGGGGTCATTTCCTTCAAGAAATGATTTAATTTCTTCTTGTGATAACATATTATAAAATTGGTTTATTTGCTGCCGAACTTGCCGACATTTACCTTGACATGTAAAATGATAAATACAAAACAAGTCTAAGTCAAATTGTTTGGTTGTAATATTTATTGATTATGAAAGATATTATTAAAAAAGTATTAAGGGAATTTAAACATCCTATTTTGGTTTATGAAATCGTCATAAGTACCAATTTGTTAGAACAAGATTATATAAGAACTTTAGGTGATAAAAAGATTAAATTATTAAAAAATACCCATTCACAAGAAAATATAGGTATCGGTAAATTCTCTCGTGTCGATCCTAACATAATTGACGATTCAATAAGAGATATTGAAAATGAACTAATAGTTTTGTCTAAAAAGATAGTTAATAATTGTTTCGGTAAGCTTTGTAGTATTGTTGTTGTAGATAAACCTAATGGGATTGATTACCATATTTGGTTAATAAAAACAAAAAAAGATAATATTAATTTAATAATTAACACATCAATACACCATCCTGAACATTTATATAACTCACTTAAATCCCCCATGTTAATTATACAAATGGATGGAAGTATTAACACCAAATTCATTTAAATAAGAAACCCCCATCTTTCGATGAGGATTTCTTTTTCACCATCCGGTTGAGGTCTAAGACCTGAATCGTCACACCCGATTCTTGGCGGTCAGGTTTTAGGATTGCCATGACCCTCCTTGCCACCGTCTTTCGACGTATTCGGATTCCTCCTCTTTTTCGACATACGTTCATTGTTTGAACACTACAAAGATATGAAAAGTTTTTGAATTACCAAAACTTTTTAAAAAATTTAATCACAACAAGGAAATGAAATGGTGTAGTTATCCTCAAAATCAACATCATCAATAGCAAAACTATCTGTAATATTAACATATAGTTTATCAGCAATTGGTTGATATAAAACCCCATCGTTATTGACGACCATAAATTCACCTAAAAATCTACCTACTTTTTTGGTTTGGTTTTTTTTGAATTGGTAATATGTAAAATACTCTATTTGACCGTCTTCAGTTAACCCTGATTCTACGGTTGCCAATACTGAAGATATTTTAGGTATCCCTGTCTCGGTATCCGTCATAGAGAAGTAAACGTCTGATTCTCCTAAAGATGACATAGTTTTCATGTAGTCACTTCTACCATTTTGTGATAGTTTTACTTTTATGACAGGTAAAGTTGCGTTTTTCTTAATGAACCATTCCATAAATTATCTTTTTAATAAATATTCTATTTTTGAAAGTATTTTTGAATTCTTTTACTTAATCTAACTCTTGGGTCACTTATTTCTCTTCCTAAGTCCTCGTATCTTAAAACGAAACCAAAACTCAAAAAAACTCTTCTTGAGTTAAATTCGTTTGTCCAATGTTTATATAAAGAAGCCTCAAACCCATACAGATCCGTTTCTTGAACTTTTATTAACCCTTTATCTATGAATAAATCATAATCATCAGATAAGACACTTATATTACATTTGTAATTAATATAACCATCCATCGCGGCATCATAATGAGGATTTACCTTACCACCCTTACCCATATCAACCGCTTGTAAAAAAATATTATC